TTTGTTCTGTTGCCATCTAAATTCCCTTATGTGAAGTAATATACTAATATTTAATCACTTAATAATATTTTAATAATACTCATATTATGATTAGGACATTTATTCATTATATGGTGTATGACATCAGTCAACGCCAACGGCTGTGGCACCACCACGATAACGCAGAACTAAAATACACGCACATAATAAAACTACGCACATAATTTAAATACTGCTATTATGGTCCGAGCATTATTGATATCATTGTTGTTCTGTGCGGTGGCCAACGCCAACGACATATACGTGGAACAGGCACAAGAGGAACCAGAAGGGACCAAAGTGGCCCTGGAGACCGAATCCACAGAGAAGGACCTGATATCACCCACCAGCACGGAACAGTACTGCTCGGTGGTGGCAGGATGTTATGTCAAGGAATAGGATAAAACTTTTCACCAGGAAACTGATGGAATCATTCACCGCATGCGGGCTGGTGATGGTACAGGGCGACCTGACGGCGCTGTCACTGAAGCACGTGATCATAGCGGGCCGGGTGGGTGTGCTGACCGGACTGGCGTTCATGATCTGGAGTTTCTTCAGGAGTGACAACCGACTGATGCCCGTGTACCTCACCGGAGTGTTCGTGACCATAGCGGATTGGATCACGCACCCTTCCGCGATCGGCCATGACTTGGTGGAACCCTTGATCACAGGCGCCTGCGCCATGCTGATAGCATACCTATACGACAGGTTCAAGAGATGAAACGCATATACCTGATACTGATCCTACTCAGCATCGTGGTGCTGTCCATATCCAACATCTACCTGTGGAAGGATCGACAGCAGATGTGGTACCAGTTCAACCTACACCTGATGCTGGACGGTAGCAAACCCGTATGATTAAAAAGATTTTAACACACTGGACCCTGGCGTTCATCACACTGGCTGTGCTGATGTGGTGGGGACTGAAGGATCCATTCGTGAAAGAGACAGCCAGATTAAAAAGTTTCGACCTCATACAGCAGTACGACACCACCACTGTGAGCGAGGATGTCATCATCGTGGAGATAGACGAGAAGAGCATGGAACAGAATGGACAGTGGCCCTGGAAGCGCACAGTGTTGGCTGACGTGATATGGCGACTGCGTGAAGCGGGTGCTGGCATAATCGTTCTTCCCATACTGTTCTCGGAAGAGGACAGGCTGGGCGGAGACATGGACCTGGCACAGGCATTGGTGCAAAATGGGATCGTGATCGCACAGGCGGGCACAACACAGACCAACAGGAACGCGGTGCCACGAGGTGTGGCCAAGATAGGTGATCCACTACCTTGGTTGTTTGAATGGCCAGGAATGCTGGGACCAATACCCCTACTTGGAGACAACGTGGACGGTGTTGGAGTCGTAAACACAACGCCTGAAATAGATGGTGTGGTGAGGAGACTGCCGTTACTGATGAGGGTGGGCGAAGAAGTCTATCCCAGTGTGGCATTGGAAGTGATAAGGGTAGCAGTTGGAGATCCAAGTTATCAAGTAAAAGCCAGTGAAGGTGGTGTGATAGCACTGAGGGTGCCAAAATTCAAGACAGTCAAGACGGATCAGTACGCCAGGATATGGTTGAGATGGAACAAGGAATTCCCAACGATCAGCATCACGGACGACTTCACGTCAGTGGCGGGCAAGACTGTGATAATAGGAAACACAGCGGAAGGCATCAGCACTATCATAGCAACACCCCGTGGAGAGCAGTACAGCCACACCGCCATGGCTGTGAGCCTACAGACCGTGCTGAACGGTGAGAACATAGTGAGACTGGACACGGCCACGTTCCTCGAATACGTTGCGGCGGGTGTATTGGCAATCATAATAATTTTATTGGCGGGATTCGCACCCTACTGGCTGGTTGGTGCTGTATTGTTGACTGTGTGGTCAGGTACGGCCTATGGTGCCTACTTCTACTTCACAAAACATTTACAACTGTGGGACGCCAGTTGGGTCATACTGGTCACCACCATCACGGGCTTCCACGCGGTGTTCAATCGTTTCGTCAAGGAGTTCAGCCTCAAACAACAGATCAAGAAACAGTTCGGCACGTACCTGTCACCAGACATGGTGGCTGAACTACAGAAGAATCCCGACCTGTTGAAACTGGGTGGTGACTCAAGGGAACTCAGCATAATGTTCACTGACGTGAGGGGATTCACCGCCATATCAGAACACTATGGAAAAGACGTACAGGGATTGACACGGATAATGAACAGGTACATGACCGCCATGACCGCAGAGATACTGGAGAACAAGGGCACCATAGACAAGTACATCGGAGACGCACAGATGGCCTTCTGGAACGCACCCTTGAAAGACACCAGGCACGCTGAGAACGCCGTTAGAACAGCAGTCAAGATGTTGGACAGTTTAAAAAGTTTCAATGAAGAGATACAGCAGGAAGGCATACCCGCTTTCGGAATGGGCATGGGCATAAACACCGCGGAGGTGGTGGTGGGCAACATGGGATCGGACCAACGATTCGACTACACCTGCCTGGGTGATGGTGTGAACCTGGCCGCGAGGCTGGAAGGACAAAGCAAGAACTATGGTGTTCAGATAGTGCTGGGCGAGGAGACCGCGGAACAGGTGAGGAGAAACATCGACGTGTTCGAATTAGACTGTATAGCGGTCAAGGGCAAGACCATAGGGGTCAAGATATACACCGTTGCCCGAGAATCGGAACACCACAGGCAGTTCCTGGAATCATACTACTCAGGTGATTGGGAGGAGGCCTTGAAACGTTTGGACACCGCCAAGGAGTTCCACGAGGACATGTCTGATTACTACGCCAACATGCGGTCTCGCATCGAGGCGGGCAAACCCAATGATTGGGACGGCACCTACAGGGCCACTACCAAGTAAGGATTACAACTGTTTCTGCCAGTGGGCAGGCCATTCCTGTTCTTGATCATTTACAACCACGATCTCTTGCTCAGGTGTTTCATCCCAACAACAGTCGTCTCTAGAAACACACTTGCTCTCAACGTAAACCTTCTTGGTCTTCTTCTTGTCTTCGTACATTTTTTGTTTCCTTTTGTAAATTATTGCTTGTAAATTTACTTATAGTAAAGGATCCCGGCAAAACCATGAAATCATGGTCGTGCGTTGTAAACGGTGTTGATTTTTTGTAAATTTAAATTTACAAAATTTACAAAATTGAATTGACTATTTTAGGAATGTTCTTATCCGTTTTTCCAAATCCGCCAGATTGGAATCCAGGTTGGCCTGATCTGATTCACTGTTTTCTATGATCAACAGATCGTCTCCGAACAGCCTGCCGTACCTGCCAAGGTTCTGCCTGATCAGGTCGTAGTTCTTGCGTATCACTTCCTCGGGCACCTGCCTTGGTCTCATCCTGTTCCTCTTGAGCTGTGTGGCCAGGTCAGCGTTCACGAACACCATCATGGTCCTGTAGCCCTCGTCCTCGAGTTCCTGTTTTATATCCCGTATTCGCACGAAAGACCTGCCCGTGGTGTCTATGATCATGCCCAGTCTCTCCCCCTGGTAGTGCTGTTGCTGTTTGCCCACTATCTGTTTTGATCGCTGTCTCAGTGGCTCCCTCGTGGGCTTCTCCCGGTCCGGCATCGTGAAGTCCAGTCCGCCCTTCCTCATCAACATCTTCAGCGCCGCGTCAGGGTTGACCTGTTTGAGACCATAGAAAACCGAGGCCAACTTCCTGGCGATGAACGTCTTGCCCGAGCCAGCACCGCCGGCGAAGAATATGGCCCTGTTGGTGTAGGGGTCGAACCTGCTCTCTATGATTTCACTGATCAGCATTGTTATTTCTTGCTGTCACCCGTGGAGTCGAAGCTCTCGGATTTGGATTTGTACTTGGCCAGTATCTCGTCCAGCTCATCTGAACGTCCGGACCGGACGATCTCTTCCTTGTACTCCAGCACCATGCTGAGTTTGGTGTTCAATCTGATCATGTCGTTGTCCAGCATGCGGATACGATCAACCAGTTTTATCAGTGTGCTTGAAGCGTCGCCCAACACGGGTTTGATCTCCGTGGTCACCCAACCCCATATGTAATAGACGAAATAGCCCAAGCCCATGGCGGCCACTATTGGAAATCCAAAATCTTTTATGATTGATACCAGATCACTAGTCACGTCTCGAATCCTCCTTACCTTCATTTGCGGCTATCCTGTCCGCGTTTGGTCTGATCTTCAAAACGTAACTCAAAAGAGCATCTATCTTGACCAGGTCATTGTTCATGGTCTGCACCCTGTTGTCCAGGGCACCTATTATGGCCTTCAAACTGTTCACTGATCCGGTCACTGAAGCCAGGATGAACTTGAGTGTTATGAACACGAAAGCACCCGCGGCTATGGCGCCCGCTATTGGGAAACCCACTTCTGCTATCAGAGTCACGAAATCCATAATGTACTCGTATTTATGAACCGCTAGTATTATGGTCTGATCGCCCACTTAAATAGTTTACATGAAATTCATTATGGTCATCCTCATATGCATCAGTGGGCACTGTCAATCCATATACGAGGAGCGACTGTACGACACCAAGGCCATCTGCGAGTCAGAGGCCATGAAGGCCAAGGCCTACATGATGAGCACCTACCCCGACAGCGAGGGCGAGATACACTGCCTCAACACCGACGAGTTCGAGGAGTACTGGGACTGGTGGTTGAAGCAGACCGGCATAGAACCCAACAAAGACGCCTGATTGACATTACCAATATATCGTAGTATACTTGTGGCATGATACACGCCATGATAGATCTGGAGACCTTAAGCACAAACCCCAACGCGGTCGTGTTGACCGTGGGCGGTGTCAAGTTTGATCCCTACACCACGGCGGAGCCCGCACAGGGCATGTACTTCAGGGTGGACGTGGACTCACAGACGGCGATGGGCCGTGACGTCATGCAGGACACCTTGGACTGGTGGGGCCGACAGGATACAGAAATCATGGAAGAGGCGTTGGGAGACCAGGACAGGATATCATTGGACGAGATGGTGAAGACAATCAACAAGTGGTCGGTGGGTGTGGACGTGTTTTGGTGCCAGGGACCACTGTTCGACTACGCCATACTACAGAATCTATACACACAACTGGGACATCCACAACCATGGCAGTACTGGCAGATCAGGGATTCGAGGACACTGTTCTCGTTGGTGCCGAGGGAGACCGAGCAGAGAGTTGGCTTACACAACGCACTTGAAGACTGCTACTTCCAAGCACGGAAAGTTCAAAAGGTGTACAGACAATTAGGAATTAAAAATGTTAGATAGTAAAAAACTATATAGACAAATCGCAGAAACTATTACTTTATACTTGAGGTTTGACTTGCAACTTCATTTCTTATGGGCCATGTTCCTGACGCTGTTCGCAGTGTTCTGGCAACCATTCATATACCTAGGACTAGTTGCCACAGTCATAAAGGAGTCACTGGATCTATGGACCAAAGGACACTGGAGTTGGGATGACTTCGTGTTTGGCGTCATGGGATGGATCATGGGTGCCTATTTCGTTGGACTGATCACATGAAGTGGTACACCATAGAAGACTTATACACCATAGAGAAATACAAGATCAGACACAACAAAAATCCAAAAACCAAATGGATAAGATTACCCTGTGTGTATAAAATCAAAATTGGAAACAAGATAGTACACGTGGGCAGATCGGACACCTGTCGGAAACATGGTGGTGCCGAGAAGGTCAGGAAGGCCCTGGTAAACCTACTGGACGTGCATGATCACAATCCCAGTGTGTCCAAGACCAAATATTGGCAGGAAATCAGGTTGCGACACAGGCCAAATTCCAGTAATATAAGGATAGGAATAATAGAAACCAATGCCATCGCAAAAACCTATCTACAAGAAGCCATTTGAGAAAGTTGACACAGTCGACGAGAGTGTGTGGTTCAGCAACGACACACCAGTCATAGAAACAGATTTCACTTTTGTTTTCAATGATAGATATCCCTGCGTGGAGGGACACAGATTATTCATACCAAAGGAAAACAATTCTCACTTCCTAGGTAGGTCATACGGGTTGGCATATGATTATGGAAATAGACAAATCAAAAAAGGCAAGATAGCGGGATTCAACATAGGCATGAACATCGGACGCTGTGCCGGCCAGACCATCATGTGGCCACACATACACTTCATACCCAGGCACAAGGGTGATGCCAAAAAGATAGGTGGGATCAGACACGCACACCCAGGAGCAGATCACTACGAGTACTACACAGAGGAAGACACATATGAAAAGGGAAAACAACACTGATGGAATATGCAATTTTAAGACTATCAGATAGTAACGACCACACCAAATATTTTGATCTAAAGTTTAAACTGATGGAAAACAGTTTTGTTCCAAAATGGATCGACTGTGTTCTCGAGGCACAGCAGAAACAATATCCCATATCAGAACCATGGGCCATGTACAATCTGAATGACAACTTAAATGAGGAATTTGTGATAGAAAATCTTAACAGATTGATCAAGGAAGTGGATGACGTCCAACATCTATTTGGCTTGGAGATTCGTGACATCGAAGACCAAGACACCCTGAACAAGATACACGCGGTTTTTGAGAAACACCATGGTAAACTGGACGAATGGAAACTGAATCCTCTATTCAAAGGAAAACCAGACTCATTTAGAAGGAATCTCAGCGAGATAAATCAATTTGTGCATGCCTGCGAAAGTAAAAAAGGATCACCAAAGATCAGAGTGGTGTGGTTTGATCTCCCGAAATACAAAAAATTCACAGATGAGGATTATGCCCTTTTCACCAACAGTCGTAATTTTGGTTCCATTTATCACCTCTACTCAGATGTTGGTAAAAACATAGAAAGTTTAGCGGAGGACAATGACGATCATCATCATGACATTGTACCAAACATTCATTATAGTGCTGATGTCGTAATATATTTTACACAGGACGGCAAAGCAGATGTCCAGAGAAAAGAGAAACTACACGAGCAGTACATAACAATGAATCAAACCTACATCGAATCCAAAGGCTACACAATCGATGACCCTAGATTGACCACTGGCAGGATAGAAATCGGGCGTTTAGAAACTGGTTTAGGCAATAAAGAATTGCTAGAAAAAATAAAAAAATTCAATCACATCCAATCATTTTTCCTATCATGAAAAAAATTAAAAGAAAAAAGAAAATCAGCAGGAAGAGAATACCAATGCCCATATACGTGTCACCAGACGGAGGTGAGACAGTGTATGAACAATTACCAAATGGTGACAGGAAACTGGTGGAACAGTCGCAACGGGCACGGGACAAGGAGCAGGCCTTCGAGGAGTTGGATATGGTGGGGACAGAGGCCATAGCACTCCGTAGGAAACACCCAACACTGAAGAAAGCATGGGATCAATATCGTACCATATGGCATTTAATCAACGAAAATGAGTGATATGTACAACTACTCCAATTTGAATTTTACCAGCAGTGTACGTGCTTCTGTGTGCGTCTAAAGGGGTGATTAAATAGCGTTATGACCAAGTATGTGAGCATAATAGGCAACGGTGAGAGCAGGAGGGGATTTGATATCAGTCCACTCAAATCGTTCTCAACGGTGATAGGTTGCAACGCCATATTCAGGGATTTCGTCACGGAATACCTGGTGTGTGCTGATCGCCATATGTGCCAACAGGCCGCCAACGCTGTAGGCAAGGGAACCAACATATTCACCAGGGACAGATGGGCGGGTGATTTCGCCGTGTGGCCAAACGTGAAAAGATTACCAGCACTGCCCTACTCGGGAGACAAGCGACAGGATGATCCGTTCCACTGGGGCACAGGACCACACGCGGGCAACCTGGCATTGACGTTCAAACCCAAGGCCATATTCATGTTGGGTTTTGACCTACACCCTTTGGAGAAGGACAAGATCAACAACATGTACACTGGTTCGGAGGGATACACATACATCAAGAGACCGGTTGATCCCAGTTACTGGATTTACCAGTTTCACAAACTGATGGGCTACTCAGACCCTGATGTGAGATGGATAGTGGTGAATCATGACCGTTGGGAGATGCCCACTGAATGGAAACAGCACCCAAACGTGTTCCAGGAGACCTACGACGGCATGGCCCGATTCATCAACAAGCAGTTGACAAAGAAATAATACCAAATATAATATAGACATGATCAAACCAATGGTGGAGCACCTGATGGTGCAACAGCAGATACGCGGACCACACCGGGAGTGGAAACACATGGTGGCCGTGATGTGCCTGAACCTCACTTACCGTAAGCACGTCAAAATAATACTACCACGACTGTTCGAGCGATATCCCAATCCACGGGCATACCTGCGTGGCAGGTTGAAGACACAACAGCAGATGCTGAAGCCACTGGGCATGTGGGAGGTGAGATCCAAGAGGATAAGACGGATGACAGAACAGTACCTCACATGGGACAAACAGGAGGCCAGTGATCTGCACGGCATCGGCAAGTACGGATCTGACAGTTACCAGATATTCTTCCACAACCATATCCCCGCCAACGTGCAGGACAAAGAGTTGCGGAAATACATTGACAAGATCACGGGATAGTTCTATAATAGTGATATGTTTGAAAAATACAAAGATGGAGATCTCATAACTCTAAAACTGGCTTCAGGGGAAGAGGTCATAGCGAATTACAAAGGCAACGACGACTCCAGCGTGAGCATAGAGAAGGCACTCGTGCTGATGCAGGGACCTCAGGGCCTGGCGTTCGGTACGTTTTTCTCCACTGCCAAACAGGAAGAGATCATCAAGATAGCCAAGGCGCAGGTGATCGCGATCGCGTACATCAACGACAAGATCGAGGGCGAGTACAAGAGGATATTCTCGACCATACAGACACCTCCCAAACCCAAGATCATAACCTGATGAAGCACTTCGAGAAACACAGCAAGGGAATGAGCGCACTGGTGGACACGTCAGAGGCACTGCTCAACGCCATGGAGACGCATGGTATAGACCCGGAGACCGTGGCCAACAGGCCGGAGTTCTCGGTGTTGGTGCATTTCCTCAAGAGCATCATAGATGGTGAATTAAATATACCCAACGAACTGACCGACCGGATAAGGGAATCGGCCATGCAGTTGGAGATTGATCAGAAGATGAACAAACGTTTGAACTGATGATCGAGAGGACTCAAAGACTTTCATCCCTCTATAAACACTCTGCAAGTCATCGAAACAAGGAGAAAAGATGACTTACTACTCAACAAAGACATACGGACACAACATAGGACTGGCCTGCGTTTTCAGACAGCCCAACGCGGACCACTCACACTGCCACCTGTTACACGGCTATTCACTGGCGTTCAGATTCACTTTTGGATGCAACGAGCTGGACGACAAGAACTGGGCTGTGGACTTCGGGGGACTGAAACCCTTGAAGGCATGGCTGGAGGACAAGTTCGACCACAAACTGGCGCTGGACAACAAGGATCCACACCTGGAGAAGTTGAAAGAACTGGAGCAACTGGACCTGGCCGAGATCAGGATGTTCGACGGTGTGGGAGCGGAGAAGTTCGCGGAGCACGCCTTCCATTTCGCTGACCAATTAGTGAAGGACAAGACCGACGGCAGGTGTTTCGTGGAGAGCGTGGAGTGTATGGAACACGGAGCCAACAGTGCCATCTACAGCAGGAAATAAATTTCTCGAAGACCGGGTGGAAGTGGGACTGGACAACTTGTCCTACACCATCGATGTCTACGACACACCGCTGGGCCGGAGGTGGTTATCAGCGCTGAACGATAACCTGCGACAGGAAAAAATTCTAGAAAAAAATTTTTGTTTCCTGGGCTTTGCGGATTCAAAAAGAAATCTAAACTATCTTGTGAAAGAATTGAACAAGAGCATAGATCAGATAAATTCGTTCAATTTTCGTCCAGGATATGAAAAAATACATCCGTTCGTCGCAGATGATTTCCAATATAGTAGCTCACTGCCGATAGGTAAGTCTGTTAACGGTGACGAAATGGCCACCCCTGGAAAAAGACTCAAACACGAATCGTGTAATCTATTACACAGATATTTTGAAGATCTACAAGGAACTTCATGGAATTTATCTGTTTTCTACAAGCAGGCCGATCACGAAACAAAATATGCAATAAGACAACTAAACAATATATGTCATGAGATAGAGGCGTGGGTGGGCTCGGATCGTAAAAAGGCATTTGAACCGGAATGGATGCGTCCGTCACAGATTACAACATTCTTGAACGCACCAAGGTACGAACTTCATGATGAGGACTATGAATTGTTCAAGAAGAACAGGTACGACCGAGAACTAGGGGGAGTGTACCTACACTGGTCACAAGTGGGTAAAACGTTATATGAAGTTTTCAGAGATGAAAACGCACCCACAATGACCGATACTTTGTGTTCACAAATAAATCATCAAAAATACTACTCCGGGGAGTTTGACGTGGAATGGGGGAAGTCGGTAACCGAACAGCAAAACGAATTCAAGAAAGAGGAAATGGATCCTTTTAGAAGTTGGCTCAAACGAAACGAGTATGATTGGGAGAATCCTAAATTAAGTTTAGGATACATAAAATTAGGACAGATAGATTTGATAGAAACATTTGGTCACGAAAATATCATAGAAATACACAAAACAATGAGTAAAAATTTAAATATTAAAAGTATCAAAACAGTTTCAGACGATGTCGTGAAATGTGACTACCCATACACACTCGACAGTGAAGATTGGAAACAGATACAGATGGAAGGTCTAAGGAGTGGATATGAATCACGTGGTATGCGTTAAGTGGGGCAACAAATACATCTCCAAGTACGCCAATGTTCTCAACAGCATGGTCAAGAGGCACATCACTGTGCCATACCAGTTCCACTGCCTCACGGATGATCCCACGGGATTAGACACAGACATCAACGTGGTCAGACTGCCCAAGGATCCTTGGATCAAGTCATGGTGGAGCAAACTGTGGATGTTCGCACCCGAGATGCCGATCAAGGGCAACATTCTATTTTTCGACCTGGATGTCGTTATATTTGACAACATAGATCCCCTGTTCACACACCCAGGCAAGTTCAACATCATACGAGATTTCAACAGGTGTAGGATCAAGGACTGGAAACTATCAAATTCCAGTTGCATGAGATGGCAGGCGGGCACCATGGACTACCTATGGATGGAGTTCAAAGATCGATCCGCACAGATAATGCAACAGAACCACGGTGACCAGGACTGGATAACAAAGAGGGCCTCTGGGGACATCACGTGGTTCCCTGATGAGTGGATAAGGTCATACAAGTGGGAGATGATAGGATTGAAAGATACAAAATTACTGACCAAGGATGGACGCAAGTTCTTCCGTGAACCCTGCAAGGTGGCACCAGGCAACCGGGTGGCGGTGTTCCACGGATCACCCAACCCCATGGAGTGCGCGGACGAATGGGTAATAAAACACTGGCAATAATGAAACAAAGTTATGGAAAGGTGGAAGTGAAGAGGGCCAAACCAGGTTTAGACGAAGTGCCTAATGACTGCGGGTACATGAAGAAGTTCCGATTCAACATAGACATGAACTCGAACGGCATAATGGGTGACTGCATAGAGTGGTGCCAGGTCAACTGCGAGGGCAAGTGGGGTTGGTGGTTTGAGCCCGTAGGGGAGATAGAGAACCCCAAGAACCACTGGGAACACCAGAATGCCTACATGAGCTTCCAGCGGAAACGAGATGCCACCCGATTCTGGTTGGCCGTGGGAATCAAGAACATGGGACAAAGATAAGATAATTACTAGCATGAGCCTATTCACCATAACAGACGCCGCCAAACAACAGATGGAACGACTGTTGGCCAGGAACCCAGACAAGTGGGCGGTGAGCCTGATGGTGTTGGGCGGAGGCTGTGCTGGATTCAAGTACGAGTGGGCCTTCGTGGACAAACAGGAAGACATCGCCGAGGGTGATCACGTGGAGGACTGGGGCACCGGTCGTTTCGTGGTGGACGAGACATCCATGCTGTACGTGGCCGGAACCAAGGTGGACTGGGTAGAGGAGACCTTTGGATCACAGTTCGAGATAAGCAACCCCAATTCAACTTCCGCATGCGGTTGTGGAGAGTCATTTGGCATCTGATGGACACCGCATTCGTGATAGGCAACGGTGAATCTAGAAACATATTTCCAATAGAGAAATTAAAAGGTCATGGGATCATATATGGTTGCAACGCCATCTATAGGGACCATCCCAAACTGTGTGATCACATAGTGGCAGTCAATCCTCCCATGTACGCAGAACTGGCCAATTGGCATAACCATGGCAAAGAGTCACCAAGCATACATGGACCAGAGGACATTTCAAAATGGAATTTCATATGCGAAGGTGATAGAGAAACCGATGTACCCGAAGGATTGAAAATCTACAGAATCTGGCGTGGTGGCAATATAAAAAAAGGTGGCCGAATCAAGACTAACGACTTCTCTATGGCCAAGGGGTCAGGATGCAGTGCGGTGCTGATGGCGGCGGAGTCTGGCATTAGGAACATAGTGATACTGGCGTTCGACATCATGGGTGCCCAGCAGTGGGAGATGGACACGCCCAGCCGGATACAGAACAACATCTACAAGGATTCGATAAACTACCCAGGTCGCGAGAGCATGAAGGCCTATTTGAAATATGAATGGATGTACCAACTGAGGCAGACGTTCCGTAGATTCCCTGAAACTAATTTCTACTTCATAAACAGGCGTGAATACCTCGAGGGCAATCCGTTCCTGCGATGGTACTTCGATCAACCAAATATAAAGTCGGGCATATACGCCGACCTACAGAGATGGATCACGGGAGCCCGTGATGACATCAAATGGCGTAAGTTATAAAGTCCTGGTACTGCTGGCGTCCAACTGATACACACGACGCATCTTGACGCCCACACTCTGGGCGAACTTCTTGGAATCACACTTGTTGCACACGTGCTTGTAGTCGTTCGACGCACGGGCCGGATCCACCTTTGACTTGGGCCTCATGAATGTGTCTGAACAGGCGTCACACCGGAACACGTAGATCAGGTTCTTCCTGTGGTAGGTGTGCATGGTACCCAGTTTGCTCTCCCTCTTGTACAATTTCATCGTCTTTAGGGTTTCTATGAACATACCAGTATTTAATAAATACGCATAACAGATTATGGCTAAACTTACGATAGACACGGGAACACTAGGAAATCCAGCGACGGGCGACACTTTACGTACCGCCATGACCAAGGTCAACTCCAACTTCGACGAAGTGTACCAGTTGGTTGGAGACGGTTCCACAGGTCTGATCACGACTGCGATAACGAACGGTGACCTCAAACTGCAGGCCAATGGCACAGGGGTCATAGAAGTTGATCAACTTCAGATCTCAAACACCACCATAACACCCATAACCACCAACGCCAGCCTGACACTGCAGAGCAACGGCACAGGCACGATAATACTGTCCGACAATTCATCGGTACAGGGCACTTTTGGGGTTTCCGGCAACGTGACTTTTGATGGTTCTCTGAACAGAATCGGTGATTTCACATTCAGTGGCAATAACATCTCTGCCACGAGATCGAATGACGACTTGAAACTTTCGGCATCGGGCACAGGAAACATAGTTGTCAATGATGACAGGATAGTGATCAACACTAGCAAGACGGCTACTGGTTTGGGCAGTTCCGGAGACCGAGCAGGATCAATATCATGGGATGGTACAAATCTATATGTCTGCACAGCAGATCATGATGGAGTGACTACCATCTGGAAGAAACTAGTACTACAGGCGATATAAAATGGCCCAGGAATTAATCAACATCGGAGTAACGGCTGATGATGGCACGGGTGATACCATCAGGGGAGCCGGCATCAAGATCAACAACAACTTCACAGAACTGTACGCCACCAGTTCTGGCTCGTCACAAATCACTTTCATACAGAACAACATAAGTGCCACAGAATCAAACTCGGATATTTCTTTGGGAGGTAACGGCACGGGGGTGGTGAGATTCTCGGACCTCACCATAGATCACACCATAAGGATGTCGGACAACAGGATAAGGACCAACACGTCAAACGCCGACTTGGTTCTTACTGCCTCCGGAACGGGAGTGATTGAAACATCCGTAGCGGATATAAATGGAGGCAACATAGACGGCACGGTCATAGGTGCTTCAACGCCCGCGGCCGGGACATTCACGACGGTCAGTTACAACAACTCCGCCTTGGTGATAGACGGTGTGACCATAGTGGACAACACGATCAAGGCCAACGCATCAAATTCAAACCTTGAACTGAGTCCCAATGGCAGTGGGTATGTCAGCATAAACGCAATAAACCTACCCAACAGTGATGGTACGGCAGGACAGGTACTGCAGACGGACGGGAGCGGACAACTGTCATGGTTCACATCTCCATTGCTGTTCGATCAGACCTTGATATCCGACGGCACAGCGACCATTTCCGGTGATTCATCAACACAGACCATAGATTCTTTTGACGGTTCTATCTACAGGAGTGCCAAGTATCACGTACAGATCTCAGACGCCACAGCAGATAGGTACAAACTGGTGGAAGCAAACATAACACATGATGGTTCCACTGCGTACATAAGTCTAACCGGTGGTGCTTCCAATGGTGCGGGTGACGGGTCATCCGTGTACGAATCTTTGGATTTTTCTGCAGATGTTTCAGGCGGCAACGTTAGGTTGCGAGGAACAGTAAATAACACTAACACGCAGGTCGTGAAATTCGTGAGGAGAGTAATAAAAGTTTAATTATGGCACAGATAACGCTAAACGTAGGATCAAACGCTAACGACGGCACGGGTGACACTTTACGCAGTGCCATGCAGAACGTGAACACAATGTTCACGGAACTGTACGCATCTCCGTTGTTCTCGGGTGACATCACAGTGAGCGGCAACAACATCTCCGCCAACAGGAGCAACGATGACTTGGTACTGTCAGCCAGCGGCACGGGATCGGTCACCGCAACCAAGATACTGATAGACTCTAACATATCCATCACCGACAACGAGATAACAACGACGCAATCAAACTCAGACCTGGTGCTTTCGGCCTCTGGGACTGGCAGTGTTGTTATAGACAATGCAGATATCAACGGTGGTAACATAGACGGAACAATCATAGGGGCCAGTTCGGCCGCGGCGGCCACATTCACCACGCTCGCTGTGAACAACTCAATGACCATCGATGCGGTAACAATAACGGACAACACCATCTCGACGAACACGTCGAACGCCAATCTGGAACTTTCAGGCAACGGCACGGGCACCGTGTCAGTGAGTGGACTCCTGTTCCCAACGTCGGACGGTAGCACGGGACAGTTCCTAAAGACCGACGGCAGTGGTAACCTAGGATTTGCGACGGCAAGTGCCACACTGAACCATTCAGACATCAATGACAACACCGCTTCTATCACATCATCCGCAACCGACACAGTGGACAGTTTTGATTCAACGTTGTATAGGAGCGCAAAGTATCACATCTCCATTTCAGATGCCACAAACAGCAGGTACGAGATAGTGGAGGCCAACGTGATACATGGTCCCAGTGCTGACAGCACCATAGAAGCCTACGTGACTTCTTTTGGTAGCACGACATCACACACGTCTCCATTAGCATCGTTCACCGCGGATGTCAACAACGGCAATGTGAGACTACGTGGTACAAACGAGTCCGCCGGCACACTAGAGTTCAAGTTCCAGAGGACCTTGATAGACCTGTAATAATTACATTAGGTTTATAGAATCTACGATAAATATCCATAACAGAAGGAAAAACAACACATGGCAAGACAGAACATCAACATAGGATCTAGCGCCAATGACGGCACGGGTGATCCATTAAGAACAGCATTTGACAAGATCAATGACAACTTCATAGAATTATACGGCACGGACGGTGACTCGAACACCCTGGCCGGCAACCTGGACATCAACGGGTGGAACATCATATCATCGAGATCAAACGAGGACATCAGGATCCTACCAGCAGGCACGGGCGGGGTTGTCGCTTCGGCGGTTAGGATAGCGGGCACCACAATCAGCTCGGACGACTCAACACAGATCACCATAGCGGAGAACATCCAAACCACGGGCACACTGAATGTGTCAGGCGCCGCCACATTAAGCACTTCACTAGCACTAGCATCGGGAGCCACAGTCACATCAATCCTAGACGAGGACGCCATGGGATCAGATTCGGCAACTGCCTTGGCCACACAGCAGTCGATCAAGGCCTACGTTGACTCACAGGTCACAGCACAGGACCTAGACTTCCAGGGAGACTCAGGTGGAGCACTGTCTGTAGATCTCGATTCACAGACCTTCACCATAGCAGGTGGTACGGGAATAGACACAGCAGGTTCAGGCCAAACACTTACGATCAACATTGATTCTACAGTGGCCACACTGACCGATACACAAACACTTTCTGGAAAGACTCTGACCGCACCAACAATCAACGCGGCCACAATGACTGGAACAGTGACAATCGATTCTTTATCTTTTGCTGACAACACCATCACAACCAACGCCTCGAACGCTAACCTCGAGTTGACCGCTTCAGGCACAGGAACGGTGGAAATGCTGTCTAACACCAATGTCACAGGCAACGCTTCGGTGTCAGGCACACTAACCACTGCTGATATTACAACGACAGGAACACATACCATCACCGGACAATCAGACATCGACTATGTCAGGATTAAGGACAACAAGATAACCACAAACGCCACCAACGCCAACCTAGAACTTGCGGCGTCAGGCACAGGAGTGGTTGATGTCCAAAATGCTATGACCACAGTGGGACAGACAATAACTGGAGACATAAGTGTCAATGGACAAGCCGATGTGGACAACATCAGAATCAACGGCAACACGATAAGCACCACGAACAGTAACGGAGGAATAACAATCGAGCCCAACGGGTCTGGAGCGATTACTCTTAACGCGACGACCATATCTGTTCCTGGCATCATGGCCTTGTCAACAGCATTGGTACAGAACACGCTGTTCATGAACGATGGAGCCAAGATTCAAGCAAACGTGACAAACGATGACGTTGTCATAGAATCAAATGGTACAGGATCTGTGGTAATCGATCAAGTTTCGATCACAGATAACAAGATCACTACCCACGTTTCTAACGCCGACTTACAACTGGATACCGATGGAACTGGACTGATTGACATCCTGACCCCAACACAGACCACAGTGGGATCAGCAGGGGGAGCCAACGCACTACCAGCCACACCTACAGGATACATCAAGATCAAGATCGCTGGAACCACCAGGGTAATACCGTTCTACGACGAAGCGTAATAGGATAACAACAGTAACCTATTACAAAGATCATTATGAAGAGGAACCACGACAACAGAAGGGGAAGATCACCACGATCCGAGATCGCACGGCTGGAGGAGGCCATACGGCGTGAATCAGACAAGATCGAGCGTGAACGACTCAGACAGCAACAGGAACACTGGATTCGTACACAGAATAATAGCAGGTAGTAGGCAATAAATACCCATGTAAGGAGTATTTTAATGGCAACACCAGTGTGGACGACCACGGCAGGTAAACTAGCATCTATCGATGAACAGGTCGCTTATTCGCTACAGTTAGAAGCGAACACCAGCGACTCCACAGCCATTACGTACTCCGTGATCGCAGGAAGCCTACCCGCAGGAATGCAGGTGACGACAACGGGCCTACTGACGGGCACTCCGGCTGAGGTTGCCAAGAGAACTCTTTACACCTTCGTCGTGCGAGCCACGGCCGGTGCCCAGATCACAGACAGGACTTTCAGTCTAGATGTTCAAGGAGCAGACACACCCACTTTCACCACGGCCTCTGGACAACTCAGATTAGATGATTCCACGCGTGTAGGATTGTACTGGGTCATAGATGGGTCCAGCGTTTCACTGCAAATGCAGGCCACGGACACAGACACGGAAGCCGGGCAGACTTTGGTGTACGAGATAGTGCAGGGATCACTGCCACCAGGTGTGACCATGAGCAAGACCGGACTGATATCAGGCATAGTACAACTCACAGAGGACCAGAGATACGGTGCACGTGGTGGGTATGACGCCAACCAGGAAGACTACGATGATGTGGTGTATGACCGCACAGTGACAACGAAAAGCATCAGCAAGAATTTTGACTTCATAGTCAGGGTGTCCGACGGCACCAGTTACGTGGAACAGAACAATTCCATATTCGTCTACTCCGCTGACTTCTGGAGGGTTTCCAACACGGCTATCACGATAGACGCCACAGAGATCGACGGTTCACCGTTGACCATGGACCTCAGCGCCAACAGGAGACCGGTGTTCAGGACAGCCTCGGACCTGGGCACGTTCAGGCACGATAACCAGGTCGTGATAAAAATTGACGTGGAGGATTTCGATCCTCTGCAGGCGGACCTAGAATACATCATACAGTCTGGGTCACTACCAACAGGGTTGTCGATAGACATCAACTCCGGGGAGATCTACGGTCAGTTGGCCAGACAGGCCGCGGTCGAGGTCGATTATTCATTCATCGTCAGGGCAAACAGGGTAGTGGCCACGGGCATAAACGTTTTCACAGATCAGACCTTCACAATGAAGGTGATAGGTGAGATAGACATAGGCATAGCATTCACCACTCCCACAGTTATAGGCACACTGACCGCAGACATACCAAGCACACTGGCCATAGAGGCGGTGGCGGAAGAGACCAATCGTGTGTTGAGTTACTCGGTAACATCTGGCACACTTCCCATGGGCATAACACTGTCGGAGCAGGGAAACCTGATAGGCACCATAGACCCCAGCGACTTCACGGACTCCACTAGGAGTTTCACGTTCACTGTGACAGTGAGCGATCAGTACCAGGCGGCGGCCACATCCAAGGAGTTCACGCTCAACATCAACATACCATACACGCAGACCGAGTATGGCAACATGACCGGACACGCCACCTCATTCATAGACCAGAACATATTCTACAACATAGCACAGGATCCCAACATCAACTCACCGGCCTACATCTACAGGCCAGAGGACAGCAACTTCGGAATGCGAGTCAAACCTGACATGCTGATGATGGCGGGACTGGAGGCGCAGACACTGACCGAATTCCAACAACAGATGGAGCAGAACCATGCGCCCAAGACTTTATACTTCGGTGATCTCAAGACCGCAATAGCCAAGGAAGGCACAACAACCAAATACGAAGTGGTCTACATAGAGATCAAGGACAACCTGGTCAACAAAAATGGTCAGGCCGTTTCGAGCTCGATAACACTGAGGGGCGCCGTGGTCAAACCCATGCTGGGTCCTAGGGCGTCAAGCATGAACGCCACCGCGGACTACATGTACTACGAAGTCACAACGGACGGTGGCCTGTCATTCAGCACATCAGGATCCAAGGTCAGGTACGCCAACCAAATGAGCGCTGACTTGGGATACATGGAGAAGATATATCCAAACGCGGTGGCCAACATGAGGTCCAGGATGAAGAGCCTGGGACACAAGGAGTGGGACTACCTGCCACTGTGGATGAAGACCACACAGGTGGGCGGACTGGCGCCACTGGGCTATGTCATGGCAGTGCCAATATGCTACTGTAAACCAGGAACCGCCGCACTGATCAAGAAGAGGATAGAGGACAAGGCATTGAATTTTAAGAACATAGCGTTCACCATAGACAGATACCAGGTAAACAAGAGCGTGGTATCCCCAGAGGAGTTCACGGCAGACGGATCCACAACAGCATTTGTAGTTAATGAATTAGTGCACCAAGAAGACATTCTTGTTAAGGAAGGAACTCAAACTGTGCTGGCAGGAGAAGGATGGACCGCTAGCGGTTTTGCAGGAAGTTTAAATCCAACAGCAGATACAGAGTTGAGATCTGCTGATCATGAATATGGTATTACACTATCATACGACACCACCAACAACAAGACCACGATAACCTTTACCAAGGAAGTGCCCGCATCAGGCACAATTATCAGGGTGGAGAGAGCCAACGATAAATATCTAAGATTCAGAGACAAAGGAATACAATAATGGCGAGCAATATAGTACCAGGAAACATAGATGGGACGTATCCGGTAGCCGGACAGGACAACAGTTCACAGGGCTTCAGGGACAACTTCAACGCGATCAAGAACAACTTCACGGAAGCCAAGACCGAGATAGAAACACTACAGACGAACAAAGCGAATCTGAATGCCACGAATAATTTCAGCGGCAACACAATATCAAACGCAGTGCTCAAAGACAACGGTGAGACAGTGTACGAGCACGGCACGGTAAGCAGTGGCACAATTACATTGAATCACGAAAACGGACATTACCAGACCGCAACCATAACCGCGGACACAACATTTTCCTTTTTGAATCTACCAACATCCGGATCACTGGGCAGGATCATATTAGACATAACGGTATCCGTCGGAGCAACCAATCTTATTTTCCCAACAGCAGTGATCAAGGCAGACAATGTTACAGGAAGTGACGGTACGTCTGACACCATCCAACCTGGGTTGGGTAGGGCACTGTACGAATTCATGTCACCAGACGGTGGCACGACCATACTGATGCACCAACTGGGCAAACAGTACGCATAAACAATAAAGGAGGACCATGTACTTCCATCCACTACAAGAAGAGATAGCCAACATGAGTGACGAGGACATCTCCAAACGCATCAAGGAACTTTCGAGAAAGGTGGCCATAGCACGTCGTGGACGTAATCCAGAGATGCTGATGAACCTCCAACACGCCCTACAGACCTACCAGAACGCCATCCGCGAGAGAAGGATAGAGGAGTGGCACAAGAATCACAAGAAGTTGAGGAACGAACCAGACCTAGGCGACCTGATCAACATGGAATAGTAAATATTCCCGATGTCAAACACATTCACCTGGAAGACCCGATTCAAGAGCATTATCATAGTGGACGGTGAACTGTTCGCCAATGAATATAAGTTAAACATATCACTGACACCTCACACAGCAAGCCTCAAAGAGCAGACCGAATACTTCGAGAGGCTAAAGAACTTATTCGAACAGGTGTTCGCCAACACCATAACCACGTGGCGTGAAGAACCCCTCTATAATGTGCTGAAGAAGAACAGCACCAACAGGTTCATTGAATTACCAAAACCACCCTATGACCAGATCATGGCCGCGGTGTGTTTCTGCAAGGCCAACTCGATACTGGATAGCAAGATAACCATAAACCACATAGAACTCAGCTCGTGGCAGGGAGATGGTATTACCTACACGGTTGACAAGGACAGCAATGAGCTTATACTGTTAGATAGGCCTGACTGGTTCTCGGCGAAATTCAACAAGTTCGATCCGTGGTGGTTGAGGCCGGACACGGCAACTTATGATCAGGAACTGGACAAGGGCATATACACGGGACACTACAGTTGGAACACAGAACAGATTAACATTGACAAGCGACACCAGGAACATGCTAAAATATTCGAGTTCAACCCAAAGGTTCTAGATGGTGGAAAAGACAAAGACAAATGAGCACGGTGACGTCATATTCACGGAAGACGACGCGATAGATCTATTATACACCAGCCCTGACTTCGACATATCAAAATTATTCTTCGAGGACACCGACAAGTATGACGCGGCACTGAAAGAGCTAGGGCTGGATCTACCAAAAATAAATCAAGTACCCTTACGGGAATCACTACAGGATTTCGATAACAAGAATTGCGAACAATGGCACATGCCGGAATCATACTACCAGATCAACGTGTTACAATGGCTGTTGGACAAATGCCAGACCGATGAGGAGAGAATGAGGGTACAGTTGGAGTATGACCTGTTCGAGAAGAAACGATTCATACGTGTGCTACAGTTCCTGATCTACTTCGTGGACACACTGCGAGCAAACAACATAGTATGGGGTGTGGGCAGGGGGTCCAGCGTGGCCAGTTTCTGCCTGTTCCTGATAGGAGTACACAAGATCAATCCCTTGCTGTACAATTTGGACATCACCGAATTCCTGCGATGATAAGTAATCAATATAGGAGCATATTATTATGGTAGCAAGAGCACCCAGAAAAAAAATGTACAGGACCATGCAGGGACGCATGATAGACATAGAGAAACTGAGGGCGGCCAATGAGTCGATCCCAGCGGTCGGTAATATGAAAGTCAACGCTAGAGGCGATGTGTTGGGAGCGGGTGGACAGGTGGTCACATCCAAAGAGACCATCATCAGAAAGTATTACGAGCAACCCAAGGGAATGGTGGATGACACGCCGACCAAGAACAAGCCAACACCGGCACCCACAGTGGAACCAGTGAAGACCATTCAGAAGATGACGCCCGTTGCCAAAAGAGAAGTTAAGAAAACACAACCCAAACCAGAATCCGTGGTGGAACAAAAAGTCGAGGTGGAAACAACTCCGGTGACGACTTTCAAACCCAAGACAGAGAGCACGGACAAGAAGGGCATAGACGCGGCTCTTGACGGCTTGGAATAAAATCGAGACTTTTACAGTTTGTGTGAATTGACTTTACAATTTAAAGATTGTAACATTTAAGTCATGTATGATAAAAAACTAAGTGACATCTTTAATAGTAGGAATAAAAAAGATTTAGTAGGCAGTCATGACGAAAGCGGGTATCCATGGCTCTTTCACGCCAAAGAAAAACTTACAATTAGGAAAAAGATATTTTATGCGATTGGAGACAGTTGGTTAGACTCGGTATTCTTCGATAGAGTATTCCATAATCAATACCCTGAATATTTCCTAATCAACAGGTCTATAGGTGGACTCAGCAATAGTGCTATAAACACTATGTTAAAGGAAGACGTGGTATTTTTGAAAAATCTAGACGTTGATATAGTCTTCCTAGTAGCGTTCAGTGAAGTGGGTAGGACCTTGCTGGAACTCAAGTTAGTGGATCCAAAGCATTATTCAAACACACACGAGTACTTTGGAGAAATATTAAAAAAACAATACCAATCTGTACAAGAAACTATCAATGGATATCCAAATTTTATTACCACAGCGTTTATCACAAACAATTTTAATCCAAATAAATCTATTGTAGACTTCTGTGGTCATAGTAAACTTATCAGGCCAAAAGATGTTTTCTCAGTTTATAGTTATGGTATTTTTGAGTTTTTAAAAGATAGGAGTAAAATCTTCCATTTCGATTTTGCAGACGATGTTGACAAAGCATTACAACTTAAGAACTTTCTATTATCCCATGACAATATCGATGAAACACTTCATCCAGATCACTATAAACCATACGAAGATTTTTTAGAAAATGTTTTTTTGAACTTGCAAAAAACATAAAATATGCTATAATGTTATTATCATGGGAACAATAGAAGACTTACAATCAAAGGGATTTGGATCACACGGCGGACAGCAGTACACGGTTGACTACGACATTACACCACTCAAGAAACGTGTGTTGGTCTCCGACATGCACTTCGGAGAGACAAAGACCAAAGGTGGCATAATACTTACGGACGATGACGGATCAGAATCAGGAATACACCCTAGATGGGGCAAGGTCTACGCCATAGGTGACCAACAGGAAGACGTGACTGTTGGACAATGGGTCATGGTGTCACACGGAAGATGGAGCAGAGGATTCAAGGTCAAGAAAGAGGGCGTGGAACTAGAAGTAAGAATGATAGATGAGAATGACATCTTACTAGTGTCAGATGAGGAGCCTGAGCAAAACAGGACCAAAGCCGGCTACGTGAACACAGGTGGCATGAGTCAGATGACATCACTGCCGGGTAATGACTAACCAACACGAAAAAGCATTAGACGATAAAGGATTTGCCTTAGATTGGATTCCAACATTTTCTAACGATAGAGATCTACTGAAAGCCAGGATAGATTTTTTCAAAAATTCAGATAAGAAAACAATATCATACATCACAACCGAATATTCAACATTTATAAAAAAATTCGAAGACTCCTTGTTAAAACACCGATATGTAAAAGTTAACGGTTTGGAACTTTTCGTGCAAAAAGATGTAATAACAGGATGTCAAAATTTCTTAGATCAAATGATCATGACGCACGGATTAGATAATTTACAGGTGCTTAAAAATGGATATCCTTACTACAATAAATTAAAACCTAGTTTGAAACGTGTGGATCTAGATAGTATCGTGGCGGGTAAACCTTTGATTATTGAATATCCTTTTCCTAACGCTAGAGCGCCACATCCGATGTATAATGAAATCTTAGACAAGGCCAACAATATTGGTGTAGATGTTTACCTCGATTGTGCATGGTTACCAATCGGATGGGATCTTGATCTTGATTTATCCAAAGAATGCATAAAAGGTGTAGCCATGAGTCTTAGCAAGTGTTTTGGTCTCCACTGGAGCAGAATCGGAGTGAGATGGCTAAAAACCGAAACCAATGACACTATTAAAATTGAAAATGAATACAGAATGGTTTCTTATCCAAATGTAATGATAGGAAAATATTATCTGGATCGTTTTGATATGGATTTTCTTGTAACGAAATACAAAAAATCTTATTTAGAATTATGCAGTTTGTATAAACTTGTTCCTGGAAAAACTATCATGAATGCCTACTGCACCGAAAGAGGGAAAAACGTAGGTGTGGCAAAACTCTTAATCAACAAAAATGTATAGACCACACACCTGTTACGTCTGCAAGAAGACCTTCCACAACGCGATATACTGGTACGACAGCATACACGATTCCAAATACGACAAGAGACTGATAAAGCCCTTCTGTGGGCCACCTTGTGCAAACAAGTTCAGGGAGATATCAGATGAGAACAGTTACCCTGCAAGGGAGAAACCATGGCCACGTGGTCCGGAATGGCAGATAATACAGGACATAGATAACATAGAGTATGAAAGCGATTAAGATCAAAAAAATTAAAGTTGAATTAAGCAAATTAGTCACCATGGCAGAGATGGGATTGGGTGTAGAACGTCCTCTTAACAAAGAGAAAAGGTCATGGATCAACAAGTTAAAGAAGGACGGTGCTTGGGATCCAATACTGGTCACTCCAATAAAGGGGTCGGGATACTTCCTGTTGACAGACGGATGGCACAGGGTACAGGCCGCAAAAGGTCTGAAACGTAGAACAATCAATGCCTTGCAACTTCCTGCCAACGTGGGACTAAGCATGGCCAAAGCCAACAAGATATTGAGGGATATCGACAGGGAACACGGCTTCCGACTGCACTGTAGCGACATCATAGGACACTGGGCCATGATGGAAACACTGTTGGAGTAGACATTTTTCAAATATCTGTTATAATAGAAACATGGTAAAACGTTTTGGTTTCTGTTGCAAATGGCTCAATGACGAGTCGGAGTTTGGCGGTATGAAGGTGAACGCCAAGGACAGGGATCTAAACGGCAGAAGCACCACCATGCGTTGGCTACGTGAACATAAAGACGAAGCCGAACAGCGACAGTGGGACATCATGACACACAACACCACGGCCGCACGTAGGCTCATAGAGCGTGTGGGCACACTGCCACCCGAACGCAGAATGGTTAGATTAGGTTCGGAGATGCTACAGGGCTACACAGAGAAGGACTGGAAGTCATGGTGGCAACAACAGGACATACAGGATCATCTAGCAAATCTATTCGCACCGGTGGGCGAGATGGCCCGGAAACTAGACGTCAAGGTCAGTTTCCATCCAGGACAGTTCTGTGTGCTCGCAAGTGAGACTCCAGACATAGTGGAGCGAAGCATAGAAGAATTTGAATATCACGCGGACATGGCACGTTGGATGGGATTTGGCAAAACGTTCCAGGATGGTTGTAAGATCAACGTACACATCTCAGGCAGGCAAGGACCAGACGGCATACGTCGGGCACTACCTAAACTCTCTCAAGAAGCACGTAATCTGATCACAATCGAGAATGACGAGATGGGACATGGGCTTGAGAGGAGTCTAGAACTGGAGAAGGACCTGGCACTAGTTCTAGATGTCCATCACCACTGGATCCGTGACGAGGAATACATAGAACCCACTGATGACAGGGTCAAACGTGTGATAGATTCGTGGCGTGGTGTGAGACCCAGTATGCACTACTCCTATTCAAGGGATGAACATCTAGAAGTGGCAGGACTAGGTGAAAAGACACACACCGAGATGCATGATATCAAAATGTTATTGGAACGTGGTTGCAAGAAACAGAAACTGCGGGCACACTCGGACCTGTTACCAAATCGTGCAGTGAATGACTGGGCACTATCATTCTCAGAGAACTTCGATATACAAGTGGAGGCGAAAGGTAAAAACATGGCCTCCGAACAATTATATAGACAAGCGGTAGAAAATTCTGTAATATAGTATTGATGAAGCAATACAATCTTACGGTGAACGTGGGTGACGTGATATGGATCGGCAGATTTAAAAATGTCCGAGCCAAGATCACCGCGATAGAGATTGACGCGAAGGGACAACCCGTAATCCACACTAGCAAAGGCAAGAGGAAACTGTTAAACTACAACTTGGACGCTGTTGTTGACAAGGGATTTAGATTCAAGGGCAAGAAGAAAATACTAATGGAAAGAACCAAATGAAAGAACTCTGGGTAGAAAAATATAGACCTAAGACTCTGAAAGAGTACGTGGTCAGGGACGAGGCACAACGCAAACAGATACAGTCATGGATAGACGACAAGGCCATACCACACTTGTTATTGAGTGGTGCACCAGGCGTGGGCAAGACCACACTGGCCAAGGTGCTGTTCGCGGAACTGGACGTCAGCAGTTATGACATCCTGGAGATAAACGCATCCAGGGAGAACTCCGTGGACACAGTCAGAGAAAAAATTAATTCATTTGTACAGATAATGCCTTTTGGTGCATACAAATATGTGTTGCTTGATGAGGCAGACTACATGAGTCCAAACGGACAGGCCGCACTGCGTGGTGTGATGGAGATGTATCACACGTCAGCGAGGTTCATACTGACCTGTAACTATCCCAACAGGGTGATACCCGCACTGCACAGCAGATGCCAAGGCTTCCACATGGAGACGATTGATAAAACAGAATTCACGGCGAGGACCGCGGAGATCCTGATACAGGAAGGTATAACACCAGACATAGATGTGCTGGACACATACGTGAAGGCCAGTTATCCAGATCTGAGGAAGTGCATCAACATGCTACAACAGAACTGCAGGGATGGAAAATTGATGCCGCCGGCAACGGGCGATTCAGGACAACAGGACTACAGGCTACAGATGGTTGAACTGTTCAAGCAAGGCAAGATACAAGAAGCAAGGAAATTGGTTTGTGCCCAGGCAAGGCCAGAGGAGTGTGAGGAGATATACAGATGGATGTATGACAACCTGGACATCATATCCAAAGATGAGGATGCACAGGACAAGGCCGTGCTAATTATCAAGCAGGCGTTAGTGGATCACAGTTTCGTAGCAGATCCAGAAATCAATCTTGCGTCATGCATGATAAAATTAGCGAGGTTATCAAATGGGTAGCAAACACAACAAGAAGAGATACTTCTGTGTGAAGTACATAATAAAGGCAGACAAGAAGTTCGATGAGTTCGTTGAACTTTCAAAGAAGAAGATCGGCACAGGCAAGATGAGGGAATACACGGTGGTGTTGGATCTCGTCAACAAGGAAGTGATAAAGAACGAGCTACCGGGCATACCAGTGGCCCAACGGGACCAAATCCCCTATGAACGCGTCGAACAGCACTACCGTCAGTGGTACGCTGAAGCGATGGATCAGTTCGTCAAATAACTACGCACAAACACGTCGAAGATAGGCCAGTTGCTCGGCCTTCCACAACTTCCTGAGCACTCTTCTCCGCCTACGATCCTTCTGTTTCCGTATCTTGAGCCAGCCCTGGTTCAGCAAGTACATCTTGACTCGCTTGTCGTAAACACGTTTCTTCCTCATTAGTTTCCACAGTTTCCTCTGGAATAAAGGTCGCATTTGTAGGCTCTGATATGGTAGCATAGGGCTCCTCGTAGGTTGTGTTGGATAGTGATTTGATGTGTCTCTGTGTTGGACTCATGTACAATTATTTACTGTGGGATTACCAGATAAACAGTGCATATTTTACAACACAGATATATCTGATAAATAACACTTGCTATGCATGACGTCCTAGACATAATCAGAAACGTACAATCCTTATACGCGGTGGGTCCTACCCTATCGATACTGAAGGACTTCGAGCGCGTGGTGGATGAACTGGACGTGTACGTGTTCAAGAACTGGGAGGATGGTGAACTGCTGTCGGGACCGGTTGACTCTAGACACTTCGTCACATGCAGTTTCATGTGGCCAGCGGACAAGATGCCAGACCCAGCGGGAGGCCAGAGATTGCTAGACCGTGGATGCAAGGTATTCTACAAACGAGACGAATTATTAAAACCGAGACAGATCAAGGGACCGGAAGACTACAGGCCCGGCACCACAAAGGGCAAGATCGACAGCCATGACATTTGGGTGGTGGAGATCAGGATGCCCAAGGAACTGATCGGCAACTTCAAACACGGCAGGGACGAGATCGAGAGCCAGGACGAGACAGACATGGCCTCGGGGGACCTAAATAGTTTATAATGACATTTCTAAAAGAAGGACTGAAAGCCGGAGACCTAGACGGGGTCGTACACAAGCGATTCTCGGTGGACCAGTTCAAATCCAAGATGGGTGATGATAGGAACATCATGGTGTTGGCATTCACGGTGGACGGACTGGCGCCAGCCAAGGACCTAGAGAGGTTCGCGGAGACCGGATACAAGGAAGTATTGGACGCTGACGCAACACCAGGCACGCTGGAGGACGGCAAGCACAGGGTGTTCGTGGAGTTCGCGAGGACAGAGGGAGTGGACAGACACATCTACAAGTTCCTAGAAGACCTGAAGAAACTCACAAACATAGACACATTCGAATTCACTTACCACAAGGACCCAACACCTTTCGAGGCCTCGGCGGCGAACATGGCCAAGATACTGCCGCTCACTGCCATAGCCTACACACAGAAGATACAGGGCATGAGATTGGGAGAGGTCAAGACGTTCTTCGACAAGTTCCAGATGATGGAATTCAAACTGGACAACAACATAGTGTCCATCAAGAAACGCAACGCGGACACTTTGAAGTTCGAACTACACGCGTTCGGAACAACAAATATCATAATGAACGAAGTGAAAGCATTCAGATTGGACGAATCGGCTATGAGCGAGTGCATGTGGCTGACCAAGTACTTCGGACCATACCAGATAACCAAAACGACAGAGGACAGATTCATTTTCAGCAAGGGAGGGGAGTCCGCTCTGTTAAGTAAATGTGGATGGTAAAGTTAAGTCAAAATTTCACGATACAGGAATACATCAAGAGCCAGACGGCCTTGAGACAGGGCATCGACAACACTCCCACTGAGGAACACATGGGCAACGCCACGGCGCTGTTCAGGAACGTGGTGCAGA